GGTATTCGTGTTCTACCTTGTGCGTATCAACGTCAATACGTTGAGTGGGCTGACAGAGGACAAGGATCGGGTGCACCGATTAATGTCTATGATGCTTCTAGTGACATACTTACAAAAACTACACGAGATGAAAACAATAAAGATCGTTTAGAAAACGGTAACTATATTGAAACGTGTGGTAACCACTATGTACTACTTGTAACAGAAGATGGGGATTCAACTCCGGCTTTGATTACAATGAAAGCTACACAGCTAAAAAAGAGTAGAAAGTGGAACTCTATGTTACTAAATCTAAAACTAAATGGTAAGAACGGGTTGTTTACTCCGCCATCTTACAGCCATTACTATCGCCTTAAAACTACCAAAGAAGGTAATGATAAAGGCAACTGGTATGGTTGGGAGATCAGTAGAGAGTCTCGACTTGAAGATGCTAATCTTTATAGTATCGCTAAAGCATTTGCTGAAAGCGTGAATAAAGGTGAAGTTAAAGTCAAGTATGAAGAAGAGTCTTCTACAGATGAACAAAAGGTTCCGTTTTAACTAACACGGGGCGGGCAACCGCCCCTTTTATTTTAGAGGTGATATGGAAGAAAGAGTAAAGAAGTTTAAAGAAATATTTTACGGGTTAGATAGAGCTTACGGTATTTACAAAAGCAGTGGGGAGTCCGTTAATGGTAAGGCAGGCGGTCAAGCTTTTATAAAAAAAGCACCTGTTACAGATCAACTATGGATAGATCATATTAATGGAAAAGAACCTAGTCTTGGTATCATACCAATTAGGGACAATGCAACATGTACATGGGGGTGTATAGATATTGATACATATCCTTTAGAACATGATAAAATAATAAGAAAAATAAGAGAATTAGAATTACCACTTGTTATGTGTAGATCAAAAAGTGGTGGTGCACATGTTTTTTTGTTTACAAAAGAACCCGTGCAAGCAAAGCTAATGCGTGATAAACTACAAGAATGGGCAGGAGAACTTGGTTATGCAAATTGTGAAATATTTCCAAAACAAATTGAAATTAAAGCGGATCGCGGAGATACTGGAAACTTTCTTAATCTTCCCTATCACAACGCTAGTGATTCTTTTCGTCATGGCTTTAGCGACGATGGTGTGGCTGTTGGTCTTGATGATTTCTTTGCTTTATATGATACTTATTGTACGTCCGAAAAAGATTTAAAAAATATAAAACCAAAAAGAAAGAATATATTAAAGAATTTTAATGATGGTCCTCCTTGTTTAGAAACATTGATGTCACAGGGAGTGCCTCAAGGTAATAGAGATAACACGTTGTTTCAATACGCAGTATATGCAAAGAAAAAGTGGCCAGATGAATGGCAAGATAAATTAGACGAATTTAATCACAAGTATATGAAACCACCTCTTCCTTCAAAACAAGTTTTAAAAATGCAAAAACAGCATGAAAAGAAAGAGTATCAGTATAAATGTAATGATCAACCAATGTGTAATCATTGTAGTTTAGAAGAATGTAAATTAAGACAATTTGGTGTGGGTGGTAATTTTAACAGTCAAATAGGTGATTTAACTGTTTATAAAAGTGATGACTCAACATGGTATTTAAATGTTGATGGAAGGAGAGTTGTTGTAACTACAGAGCAACTATACAATCAACATCAATTTGGACAAGCGTGCATGAATCAAATTATAGATGTTCCAAATGCTACAACAGCGGCCGCTTGGAGAAGAAAGCTACAACAGTTAATGAAAAATGTTGTTATTATTGAAATGGCACATGAGATTACAAAGGCGGGTAGGTTTGAAACTTTACTAGAACAATTTTTAGAGGACCAAGGAGAAGCAGAGCACATTGACGAAGTTGATATGGGTAAAGCATTGTTTGAAGAAAAAGAATATATGGATAAGATAAAAGATGAAAAGGGTGAGAGAGAAGTTAATGTGAAAAAAATGACAGCATATTTTAAATCAGATAAATTGCAAAAGTTTTTAAAGAAGCATGACTTTAAAAATTATACTCCTACACAAATGGCCGCGCACATTAGAAACAAATTAGGTGGTGGGGATATAAGACGTAAGATAAAAGGTAAAACAGCTTATCTTTGGTATTTACCTTGGATAAGAAAAAATAGTGATGATTTTAAAACACCAGACATGGACGAGGATACACCGTTTTGAGAAAAGTTATATATGGACCGCCCGGAACAGGGAAGACAACGTATTTGTTGAATGTTTTAGAAACAGAATTAAAGACAAATAAGGTTGCTCCAAACAAAATTGCTTATCTTGCATTTACTAATCAAGCGGCAGATGAAGCGCTATCGCGTGCAATATCACAATTAAATTATAGTACGAAAGATTTTACAAACTTTCGTACACTGCATAGTTTAGCCTACAGAGAGCTACATTTAAAAGATGAGAACATTATGAACGATGATGACTACGCTGTTGTTTCTAAAAAATTGCAAATAAAATTAAGTAATCCAAATGACAAAGTAAAAAGGTATGGCGCCGGTTTTCCCGATGATGTGTTTATGCAAGTAATAGATGGTGCAAAGATAAGAGGGTTGACTACAGAAGCTTATTTTAATTATCCAGAAATAGGACACTTAGATGGCGGTTTACGAAAATTAAAATATATAGATGAGTCATTGATTGATTATAAAAAGAAAAGAAACAAATATGACATGACTGACATGATTGTAGACTTTAATAAAAAACATTACGATAATATACCAAACTTTGATGTCGTTATTGTTGATGAAGCACAAGATCTTAGTTGGTTACAATGGAAAATGATAGAGCGTATTGTAACAAATGCAAAGCGCGTGTATGTAGCGGGTGACGACGATCAAGCTATCTTTCGTTGGGCAGGAGCTAGACCAGAATATTTAATTAACATGGATGGAGAGAGAATTATTTTAAACAAGTCTTATCGTCTTTCTAAATTAATACACAAAAAAGCAAACAAATTAATAAAACGTGTAAGGGACAGAGTGGAGAAAGAATGGACATCAAGAGACGAAATGGGTGAAGTAAATATTCATCCTGTTCCACAATTAAATAAATTAAAAAAAGGAGAATGGTTGATATTAGGAAGAGATAAATATCAATTAGATGCACTTGAAGATGATTTAAAAAACGAAGGAGTGTATTATGAAAGGAATGATGAAACTTCTATTAATAAACGTATACATGAGGCTATTCTTGCATGGGAAGATTTACGAAAAGGTAAATCAATAGATATAAAACTAGTGAGGAAAGTTTACACTTATCTTAAAACAGAAAAAGGCGTAGCAAAAGAACATAAGGGAATGAAAAATGCTGATAAAGAAAAACTTTACACATATGACACATTATCGACACAGCATGGATTGCTAGCTAGCAAGGAAGAACCTTGGTTTAAAGCATTGGAAAATATAGAAAGTGACAAGAAAACTTATGTGCGTGCGTGTTTACGTCGTAAAGAAAACATTAGACGCGGACCACGGATCAAACTGTCAACAATACATGGATCAAAAGGTAGTGAAGCAGATAATGTAATGTTGTTAACAGGTTTATCTCGTAAGTCTGATGAAGCATATTGGTCACAACGAGACGAAGAGCGACGCGTATTCTATGTGGGAATGACGCGTGCAAGAAACAATCTGGACATTGTGAGATCACAAACGGACAGAGAATTTACAGAGGCATTTTAATGTTTACAATAAATACTGCATTGAAACAAGTTGGTGTAACAGAGAAACAAGTACGCAGAATACGTGCTGAGTTACCAAAACTTAACCGTGAGAAAGTTGATCATCAGTTAAAAATATTACTACTTGATTTACAATTACTTGCAAATGATTTACGATCAGTAAATAATAAGGAGAAAGATGAAGACTAGAGAATATTTAGATACAGCGGGAAAGATTGTTACAGGTCAACGACAACATGACTACGGTGACAAATATCAAAATCATGAAAATATTGCAAGATTGTGGAGCGCGTATTTAGATTATAATATATCTGCACACGATGTAGCAATATGTATGCTACTTGTTAAAGTGGCAAGACTCAAACACAGACCTACACAAGATTGTTACATAGACATGGCGGGATATGCGGCGATAGCAGGTGAGATAAATGATAGGAAAGAAGATGATACAGATACCACTATTTCAACCACCAAGTGAGTGGACACCACCCGAAAAGTTTCCCGATCTTTCTGAAGCAAAAGAAATAGCAATTGATTTAGAGACATGTGATCCAAACATAAAGGAACTCGGACCGGGGTGGGCAAGAGGAGAAGGATATGTATTAGGAGTAGCTATAGCTGTTGAAGGTTGGAAAGGTTATTTTCCTTTACGACATGAAAATGGTGGTGGTAACTTTGATGAGAATATACTCAAGCGTCAAGTACAAAAGATCATGGACCTACCATGCGATAAAGTATTTCATAACGCCGCTTACGATGTAGGTTGGTTACGTTGGTGGGGTGTAGAAGTAAAAGGTAAAATTATTGATACGTTGATCGCGGCACCACTTATCGATGAGAATAGATATCAGTATACATTAAATGTGTTGGGTAAAGATTATTTACAAGAAACAAAATCAGAAGCGGGATTATATGAAGCCGCAAGAGAGTGGGGTGTTGATGCAAAATCAGAAATGTATAAACTACCCGCTATGCATGTTGGTCCGTACGCAGAACAAGATGCTGACTTAACATTAAAGTTATGGCAAGTATTTAAACCAGAACTTATAAAACAAAAATTATCAAGTATCTTTGATCTCGAAACACGGCTTTTTCCTTGTTTATTAGACATGACGTGGAAAGGTGTTCGCGTTGATTTAGAAAAGGCAAAGAAAATAGAAAAGAGTTTTGTAAAAAAAGAAAAAAGCATATTACAAGAAATAAAAAAGGACACAGGGATTAATGTAGAAGTGTGGTCTGCTGTTAGTGTAGCAAAAGCATTTGATAAATTTAACATACCGTACGAAAGAACAGGGATAACAAAACAACCAAAGTTTGATAAGAACTTTTTAGTTACACATAAGCATCCTCTAGCACAAAAGATTGTTCACGCAAGAGAAACAAATAAAGCTAGAGCTACATTCATTGATACAATATTTAGACATCAACATAATGGTAGAATACATGCAAACATAAACCAAATGAGAAGTGAAAGTGGATTAGGGGGAACAGCAACAGGTAGGTTCTCGTACAACAATCCAAACTTACAACAGATTCCGGCACGAAAC